GATTCGACAAAGCTGGAGAGGCGTTGCATGACCTACTCATAGATATCGGCAAGACAGCCAAGGAATTTATAGCCGACGGCAAGGATGTCGGCAAGCGTTGGGGACAGAACGTTGTTGACGGTATTAATGCCACCATGGGCAAGGCAAAGATAACCACACCAAAGGCAGCCAACGAACTCGACGGTGTGACTGTCACCGGCAAAAAGAAAGACCGTGCCTATTGGGAGGAACAGGTGAAGCAGAGAAAGGAAGTTTTCGAAGCCACCAAGAAAGGCAGTAAGGAGGCCGCCGCAGCCTTGAAGGAACTGAAGGAGGCTGAGGACAAGCTGGCAGAATACAATACCTACAGCTCAGGGAAATCGGGCAAGAGCACCAAGAGCGACAAGACCGACAAGACCGACCGCCAGGAGGATAAGGATGCCCTGAAGCTTCAGAAGGAGGCCCGCCAGAAACTGCTCGACCAGGAGAGGTTCTTCAATGAAGCCTCCGTGCGGTCGTACAAAAAACAGTTGGCAGAAAAGCAGATTTCGCAGTCGCAGTTCGAAGCCATGCAACTGTCGCTGCAAGTGGCTCATGCCGACCGTATGGTGAATATAGAGAAGGAGCAGCTGGAGACTATTCAGGCCATGACCTTCAAGGACGGCAAGCAGAAGGAGATTGCCATTGCCGAGCAGCAGCGCAACATAGAGAAGGCCGAGAACGACGCCTACAACGCCCGTACGGCTGCCTACCAGAACTTCCAGAAGAATATGGAACAGCTGGAGACCAGCGGCATGAACGCCACACAGCGCGAGGAATATGCCTACCAGCTACAGATGAAGACACTGGAAGGCACCTACCAGGCTTCCGTGGCGTATGCCCGCGAGCACAACCAAAGCCTGTTGGAGATTGACGAAGCCTACCAGACGGCCAAGGAGAAGCTGGAGACCGACCACACGCAGAAGCTGGAGGAGCGGAAGTTGCAGATACGTAAGCAGTACCAGTTGGCCACTCAGGGCGAGCTCATGCAGGCCGACATGGACGCTCTGCTGCGACAGTACGACGAAGGGCTGATATCGCTTGAAGACTACTACAAGGCGCGTGAGTCCATCGAGCAGGAATACGAGGACAGGAAACAGCAGGTGCGCCAGCAGTACGGACTCGTGACCAAGGCCGAGGAGTACCAGGCACAGATGGATCAGCTGAAGCAGTATCTGGACCAGGAACTGCTGACCACCGAGGAGTACGAGAAGGCCAAGAAGCAGCTGCGCATGCAGAACCTGAAGGAGAGCTTCGACTACTGGCAGAACCAGGTATCGACAGCCGTCAGTGCCCTTCAGGATGCCGAGATGGCACAGGTCGATGCGAAGTACGATGCGGAGATAGCCGCTGCCAAGAAAGCCGGAAAGGACACCACCCAGCTGGAGGCCAAGAAGGAAGAGGAGAAACTGAAGATACAGAAGAAGTATGCCGACGTGAATTTTGCCGTCAAGTGTGCCGAGATTGTCTCGAACACCGCCGTCAGCATCATGAAGGCTCTGGCAGAGCTGGGACCCATTGCCGGACCTATAGCCGCCGGACTGATGGCTGTCACCGGTGCCGCACAGCTGGCCATTGCCAAGGCCGAGCGCGACCGCGTGAAGAACATGACTGCAGGCTCCGCATCATCCTCCGCCGAGACAGGCGCCCGTGTGGCTACAGGAAAGGAAGAGGGCGGCTACATGGCCGAAGACCTGCCAGACGGGGGCTATACCGATGTGATTCGCGAGCAGGACGGCAAGTGGTTCCGTGCCAAGAACGAGCCCGACCGTCGCGGCTACATCGACCGCCCGACAGTGATCGTGGGCGAAGGCCCTGCGGGGAAGTCGAAGGAATGGGTGGCCTCGAACGCCGCCGTAGAGAACCCCACCGTACGCCCCGTCATCGATGCCATCGACCAGGCACAGCGGACGGGCAACGTGCGCACCCTCGACCTGCGCAAGGTACTTTTGCAGCGCGGACTGCAGGCGGGGGGATACCTTTATACACCCGGCGGATATGCGCCGGGCACAGGAACACCCAGCGGAAATGCGCCGGGCACCACCCAACACCCATCACCCAACACCCCGCCCAGCGGAAAAGCGCCGGGCACCAACGCGCAGGGCACCGACGCCGTGCTCACGCGCCTGACCGACGTCCTGGACCGCATCGAGCAGAACGGCATCCCCGCCCTGGTAGGTGTCGACCAGATAGAGGCCTCACAGAAGCAGAGAGACCAGGCACGCGCCATCGCCACCAAATAACCCCTCATTGACAGCAGTATGAAAATAGTGAATACCGACCGTGGCGAAGCCTACCAGCTGAAGCCCGACACGCAGCTCACCATAGAGCGCACCAACCCCTTCTTCAACGACTATGCCGAGCAGACCGTGCCCTGTGCGCTGCCTGCATCGCCCCACAATATGCGGCTGCTCAGGCTCGAAGCCACCCACGGCTCGCGCGAGAAGCAGCAAGTGACGAACGTCACCATACAGGACGGCGAATACTTTGCCCGTTGTACGCAGGCCGTGCTGAGTGTGAAGCGCCATGCCGACATCAGCACCTCGTTCTACATGAACGACGGTTCGCTGTACTCGCGCATCGGTGAAACTAAGTTGAAAGACATCTGGACGGGCGAACACGAACGCTTCACCTACGGATATGGCACTGTGGATGACATGATAGCCTGGTGCCGGCTACTGGCAAGCGGCGACACCCTCGACAGCGGCAACTACCGCATCTTCCCCGTACTGCTCTACAACGACGCAGGTGTGGGAACCCCTGACTTCCTGTTCGACTACAAGGTACTGAACAACTGGACATGGAGCAGCAGCTACATTCCTCACTATAACGGCGGATCGCGAGACTTCTACAATGCCGTGGACAGGCAGGAATATGTCAACGGCAGGCAGATATCAGTACCGAAAGGCTATTACATTTCGCCATTCATCCGTGTGGAGTATGTGCTGCAACGGCTGTTCGGATATTTCGGCTACACCCTCCAGACCGATTTCTTCAGTCAGGAACCGTTCAAGTCGATGGTGCTGCTGAATAGTGTCATTGACAGTATCATCAACGGCTACGTGCTGAATGCCGACTTGGTGCCCGATATCAGCTGCAAGGAGATGCTGACCCTCATAAGGAGCAAGTTCTGCTGCGAGTTCGTGTGTGACGAGCACCAGCGCACGGTCAGTATTGCGTTTTTCAAGGACGTGGCACAGAGCGCACCCGTGGCCGACCTCACCGGCTGCATGACGGAGGAACCTACCTTCGCCTTCCTTGCCCAGAAACAGTACCGCCGCGTGGTGATCAAGCCCAAGTATAGTGACGACAGTGACGACAGCGAAACCTACGACACGCTGGAGGACCTGCTGCACGACTCGCCGATAGCCGAGTACAACGAAGCCTTGGGGCAGTTCTATAAGACCGGCTACCACGACAGTGCCAAGCGGAAGATCGGTATCGGTAACGTCAAGGGCTATGATGCCGGAGGTGCTGAGGAAGAGCAGGAAATAGAGATACCCGACCACACACCGCCCATGCGCCGATTTGTAGCCCACTTCACCAATGGCGACTGTTTCTATCTGTATTATCCATACATCGGAAAGAGCCGCACCCTTCACTCGAAGATATCGCTGAGCACCGACGGTTCCGATGCCGAACAGGAAGAGGTAACCATGCCTCCCATGCTATGCTTCAGCCTGCATTCGCCGTTAGGCAGTGCCGGCACCACCACATCATACACCTTCTTCGATACCTTCCCGACCACAGAGCAGGCACGGCGGCAGGGTTTCTACAAGGTTGACGACCAAACGTACCAGGTTATTCCCGACGTACCATCGACGCGCCACCTCTGGGACTACTCGCTGCAGTATTGGGGAGATGACGGCATCTTCAACCGCTTCTATCGCGATATGGATCTTTACCTGCGCAATGCCCTCGAAGAAACCAAGGTGAAGCTGCTGCTCAGTCAGCACCAAAAGGCCGACATGCCAGCTACCGCCGTCTATACCATCCGCAGCGAGCGCTATATGCTTAATAAGATGAAGTTCACACTCGGTACCAAGGGCGGTCCGCAGGAAAGTACGCTGCTGACCATGGCCATCAAGGAGCCGGTATCCGAATCCGGAACGCTCGACAACCTGCTGCCCATCAACTCATCGGACTACAAGTGGCAGGAATACTGGCAACAGATGAGCCGCACGCCGTCTTCCGACGAGATACAGCCGCCTACCGTTGTATATCCGCCCGCACCGTCGGCAGAGTACGTCGGACAGCATTACGGCTACCGCATCCGCAAGACCCGCAATAGCGTCCGCGACGAATACGAATACTACGAGTTCTGGCTGGAGTGCGTGCCCAAGTAAGACACAGGAACTGTCCTTTGCCATGTCTTTCAGAATACATAAATTTGCATCAGTTAATACCTATAGAATATGATCAGTTTTGTAACAAGTCCAAGCAGTCTCTCGCTGGTGGGTAACATGACGAAGTATGTTGTCAGTGGACTCACCGCCGAAGTCGTAGTTACCCTATCGATAGGCAGCACCGTCAGTGTCGCACCCGAACTGGTCAGGACGTACACGCCCGACAGCGACGGACATGTAGAGGTGGACATGAAGGAAATCGTGGAAAGCTATCTGCAGGTGACGCTCAGGATGCAGG